TGGACGCTGATAAAACCTATACCAAAGCACAGGTTGAAAAACTTGTGTCCGAATTTCTCAAAAGAAAGGTGTGAATGTAAATGGCCCCTATCGGTGGAGGTACTTTTACAGTACAGAATAAGATTTTGCCTGGCGCTTATATCAACTTTGTAAGCGCTGGACGCGCGGCCCAGCTTGGTTCGCGTGGCGTTGTCGCCCTTCCCCTTGAACTGAACTGGGGACCTGAAAACAAGGTCTTTGCTGTGACAGTAGAAGACTTTAACAGGACCGCGATCGACGTATTCGGTTATGATCCAACGGACGTGTCCCTTCTTCTTGTCAGGGAAGCCTTGAAGCGCGCTAAAACCCTTCTGGCTTATCGCGTGAATTCTGGCGGACAGAAGGCTTCTGCAACGGTCGGAGGAATGGCCGTAACTGCAAAATGGGGCGGCACCAGAGGAAATGACTTGAAGGTTGCTATCCTGACCAATGCTGACGACGCGACAAAGGTTGACGTTGTAACCTATCTGGGGACTATGGAAGTCGACAGACAAACCGTTCCCGCAGATTCCGGTTCCTCAAACCTTAAAGACAATAACTTTGTTACCTTCGGAGAAACCGAAACCTTAACCCCCACTTCTGCAACCGCCTTGACCGGTGGTTCTAACGGAACGGTTGACGGGACGGCTTATTCGAACTTCCTGAACGCTATTGAGGTCGAAGCCTTTAACGTGATTGGCTACCCTGGCACCGACGAAACAATTAAGGCGCTTATTGCCGCCTTCGTGAAGCGTTTGCGCTACGATAACGGCGTTAAGATAGTCGGGGTCCTTTATCAGTATGACGGCGACGACATAGGTCTGATTAACGTCAAAAACGGTGTTATCCTGGCTGACGGGACCACAATCACCGGAGATAAGGCCGTCGCCTGGGTTGCTGGCGCGTCTGCTGGCGCGGAAGTCAACGAATCGCTGACCAATGTCGCTTATGACGGAGCTGTCGACGTTGATATTAAATACACTAAAAGCCAGTATGAAGCGGCTATCCAGAACGGCGAATTCGCTTTCTATGCTGATAATGGAAAAGCCCGCGTCTTGACTGACATCAATAGCCTTGTTACTTTCGGCGACGGTGTATCTGAAGACTGGACTTCTAACCGCGTGGTCCGTGTAATGGACGGCTGGGCGAATGACGTTGCCAGAATCTTCGGCGAAAGATATATCGGAACAGTAACCAACAGCGACACAGGACGCGAACTGTTCAAGGCTGACCTTGTGTCCCTTGCCATGCAGTACCAGGCTATAGACGCGATAAGCAATTTCGAAAGCGCTGATATTGTTATCCAGCAGGGTAACGGTAAGCGCGACGTCGTTGTTAATTGCGCGCTTCAGCCGAACGACAGCATGGAAAAACTTTATATGACCGTTACGGTTAATTAACGGAAGGAGTGAAGCGAAGTGAAAACCTTGAACGCGCCGGATACCATTTCCGGAAAGGAAGGCAGGGCCTACGCGAAGATTAACGGCAATAACGAAGAACTGTTCTTTGCAAAGGCTATCGAAGCCAATATCGAAAAGAGTAAGTCCGAAGTAAAGTCTATCGGAAAGCGAATGACCGGCCATAAGGTAACCGGTCTTAACGGGACTGGGTCCATGACCATGTATTACCTGACACCGCTTTTCAGAAATTTACTTGCGGAATATAAGAAAACTGGCGTCGATCTTTACTTTGACCTGGTGGTTGAAAACGACGACCCCGCTTCTTCCGCCGGCAAGCAGACCGTTCTTCTGATCGGCTGTAACCTGGATTCAACCGTCCTGGCAAAATTGGACGGCGATTCCGACGATCCGCTGGAAGAAGACGCCGACTTCACCTTTGAAGACTTCGACATCTTGACGCCATTCACTAAATTTTAACTATTAAAGGAGGTTAACCGCTTATGGGCAAACTACAGGAATTTCTTATGGAACAGGAAGTGGAACCGACCACCACGGCGGAAGTCGAAATAAAACCGTTCCCCTTCCCCTTCGTGATCAGGTCTATCACGGAAGGCGAAAACAAGGCAATCCGCAGAAGCTGTCAGAAGATCATATTTGACAAGAAAACGCACCAGAAACAGGTTGAAGTCGACAGGGACCTTTATAACAACCGCCTGATTATCGCCTGCTGTGTGGACCCGAACTTCAAAGACGCTGAACTTCAGTCTAAATATGGGGTTATGGGCGCCGAAGACCTGATCGACAAAATCCTTAATCCTGGTCAATATACGGACTTGCTTCTTGCTATTCAGGAGATTAACGGCTTCACAGCCGATATTAACGAACTGAAGGAAGAAGCAAAAAACTAATAACGGGGGGCGGCAATGCTGACGAAGCCGACGGCGAATCGGTTTACGCGCATTACGCCCTCCACCGCTTAAAAATTCTACCCAGTACACTATTCAGCCTGTCGCTTCGCGAACGGGCCTTTATTTATGCTTCCATTGACCTACAGATCGAGAAAGAAAAGAAGGAAGCCGCTAAAGCTAAAAAATTAAGCAAGAAAGGACGGTGATCCATAGTGGCCGGTGTATCTACCAGTTTATCGATCCAGGATAGAATGACCAGCGCGCTTAATAAGATCACGGCCGCTGTGGCACGGACCAACAAGGCACTTGAAGTCACGGACAGATTAAGTGAACAGGTTGATCCAGGGGCCGGCTTTGAACGGGGCGCGTCTTCTATCAATATCGCAACCCAGAACATAATCTTCTTTAATGAACAGCAGGAACGCACGCGGGAAGGAGCAAGGAAAGTCGAATCCGTCTGGGGGCGAATATCAAGCCTGCTAAAGACGGCCGCCGCGGCGTTTAGTATTCAAAAAATTATAAACCTGGCTGACACTATGACGCTGACGGAAGCGCGCTTAAACCTTATCAATGACGGCCTACAGACCACAGCGCAATTACAGGATAAAATTCTGGCTTCCGCGAACCGGTCCAGGACTTCTTATAATGCTATGGCCGACGCCGTCGCGAAACTGGGTACACTGGCCGGAAGCGCCTTCACCAGTAACGAAGAAATGATCGCCTTCGTCGAACTTATGAACAAAAACTTCGTTATCGGTGGCGCCAGCATACAGGAACAGACTGCGGCCATGTACCAGTTAACCCAGGCTATGGCGGCCGGCAGGCTTCAGGGTGACGAATTCCGTTCTATCATGGAGAACGCGCCGCTTCTGGCCCAGGCTATAGCCGATTATATGGGTAAAACGACCGGCGAATTGCGCGAACTGTCTTCTGAAGGTTTAATCACCGCAGATATAATCAAAAAGGCCATGTTCGCGGCCGCAAACGAAACGAACCGGCGCTTTAGTGAAATACCCATGACCTTTTCACAGGTTGGAACTATCGTCGCAAACACCATGCTTCAGACATTCCAGCCGGTTATCCAGATGATCGGCCAGGGCGCCCAGTGGATATATGATAACTGGTCCACCATTGAACCGATATTCTGGGGCCTGGTTGCGGCTGTCGGCGCTTATGTCGTTATAACGAAGATATGGACCGCTGTCACATGGCTTCAGGTGGCGGCTAACAGGGCGCTTCTTGCTTCAATGCTGACGAACCCTATCCTGTGGATAGCAATAGCGATCGGCGTTGTTATAGGTTTAATTTACAAATGGGTTGAATCGGTCGGCGGCCTTCGTGTTGCCTGGCTGATAGTCTGCAATGCCCTTTTAACTGCCTGGGATTGGGTCCAGATCGGCTTTATGACCGGCGTTTACTGGGTAATGGATATGTGGAATAAGCTACAGCTTGCCTTTGTGACCGCCGGCGTGAATATTGCTAACTTCATGGGCGACATGAAAGCAAACGTCCTGATGATCCTTCAGAATATGGTTAATGGAGCGATCAGCATTATAAACGGGTTCATATCCGCGCTGAATAAAATCCCTGGTGTCAGTATTGACCTTATCCAGGAAGTAACCTTCGGTACTACGGCCCAGCTTGAAAATGAAGCCGCTAAACAGGCCAGGGCGCAGGGCCTGGAAGACTACAGGTCCCAGATAGAAAGTAAGATTGCCGAACGTGACGCAAAACTTAACCAGATGAAGACCGACGCCAGAGCGGCAACGGCACAGCGCCAGGCAGAAATCGCAACCGCAAAAGCTGAAGCCGCAAATAAAAAGGCGGCCGAAAGCGCTGACCTAATAGGTAAGTTCACCGGCGACATTGACAGCGTCGGCACCGTCGGCGAAGTCGGTAAAATCAAAGAAGACGTCAATATCGCCGAAGAAGACCTTAAATTCCTTCGCGACGTGGCCGAAATGCGCTATGTCCAAAACTTTGTAACCCTGACGCCTACTGTCGCCGTTGACGCGAAGATCAGCGAAAAGGTCGACGTCGACGAAGTTATTAACAGGATTGAAGCGAAGCTGGAAGATGAATTCTACGCGGCGGCGGAAGGGGTGTATGCTTAATGTCTTATAAAATGGCTTTGATTATCGAAGGGCGAGAAATTTCTATTCCCGTCCTTCCTGAAAAACTGACTGTAAAGGCCGCTGGGAAGAACGAAAGAACCACGGTTTTAGAACTTGGCGAAATCTATATCCTGCGGAAAAAGGGCCTTCGTGAAGTGGCCTGGGAATCGTTTTTCCCTGTAAATAACGCGCCTTATGTTACCGGCACAATTAGGGAACCGATTGACATAGTTAGAGCAATCGAAAATTCGCGCGATACGCCTTCCCCTATCCGCTTTATACTGGTTGGAACAGACCTGGATATAAATATCCGTTTCGGGATCGAATCTTTCGAATACGACGAACGGGCCGGAGAAGTCGGCGACATCTATTATTCAATTAAACTTGTCGAATTGAAAGATTATTCGCCGAAACGAATAATTCTTCCCCCTGTCCAGGCCGTCCAGGCCGTCGCCGTGAAATCGGTCCAGGCTAAAGAACCGGCGCGTCCTGGAACCCCGCCACCAGCAAAAACCCATACAGTGGCAAGGGGTGACAGCCTTTGGGCGATCGCTAAAAAATATTATGGGGACGGAAGCCGTTATCCAGAGATATACAACGCCAATAAGGCGATCATTGACGGCCGCAATAAAGGAACCGGAAATCCGAAGTACACTATTTATCCAGGTCAGGTGTTTACAATACCATGATCAGCATTTATTACCAGAATATTAAGACTGGGGCCGCCCATGATATTACTTCCCTTGTGTCTTCGGCGAAATGGTCAACGAAGCGGGCCGGTTCCCCTGCTTCTTTAGAATTGACGGTTATTGCCGACGAAGACGTTGTCTGGGATCATGGCGGGATAGTTACGCTTAAAGAAGAAAACACCGGCTTATTTTACGGCTATGTTTTCAAGCTATCCCAGTCCCATAAAGGCGAAATATCAGTCACAGCCTACGACCAGACAAGGTATTTGAAGAATAAGGATACTTACGTCTTCGAAGGGAAGCGGGCAGACGAAATCGCGGCCAAAATTGCGGCTGACTTTCAGATTAAGACCGGAAAACTGGCTAATACCGGCTATGTTATTCCTTCCCTGGTAGAAGATAACCAGACCCTTTTTGACATCATTCTGAAGGCCCTGGACCTGACGCTAATTAATACCGGCAAAATGTTCTATCTTTGGGACGACTTCGGGAGCCTTCGAATATCAGATGTCGCAGAATCGAAGCTGGACCTTTATATCGGGGATTCAAGCCTGGCGACAGGTTACACTTATTCGTCGGATATTGATTCCGAAACCTATAACAAAATTAAGCTGGTCAGAGATAATAAAGAAACCGGCAAGCGCGACGTTTATATCTTCCAGGATTCTAACAATATGAAATTCTGGGGCGTCCTGCAAAACTTCGAAATCGTGGACGAAAACCTTAACGAAGCGCAGATCAAAGAACGTGGCGACAAGATGATTGAACTTTATAACCGGCCAAAAAGGACATTTGAAGTCAACGCCATTTCTGATCTTTCGGTTCGCGCCGGCCGCGCCGTATTTATCGGTATTTCCGAAATCGGCGTTAAACAGTTCTTTATTATCGACGAAGCCAGCCACGATCTACTAAAGGGGACCATGTCCCTTAAATTAAAGGTGGTGTGATATGGGACTTTTGGACACTATGAAGAAAGTCGCGGAGCAGACCGGCCAGGCCGGAGTTCCGACGGCTTTTTTATTTGGGACGGTTACTTCAACCAGCCCGCTTGTGATCCGTGTCGATAACCGGTTCAATATCGGAGAAAAACAGATCGTCTTAATGAAGCAGTTCAGGGTCGGAGAGTACCAGACACATAAACACACTGTCCCACAGCACAGCACGGAAACGGCCAGTAACCACAGCCATAACGTCCAGGCTTTACAGACTACACAGGAAGTCTATAACGGTCTTGCTGTCGGTGATAAGGTCGTTTTATTGAGAAATCAAGGCGGACAGGAATTTCTTGTCCTGGGGAGGGTGTGATCTTATGGCATTGATACCGAACGCGGTACCGATCACAATCGGCCAGGACGTCGAAGTTATCGAACAAAAAGACATGACGTCCAGGACCTACAAAATAAACTTTGCAACCGGACGCGTCGGCGGGTTTGTTGACGGGACCGACGCCATGAAGCAGGCAATTCTTAAAATAATTCAGTCAGAGCGCTTCCAGTACCTGATATATTCCTGGAATTATGGAATTGAAATGAATTCAATCGCAGGCAAAAGCTATCAGGTGATAGCAAGTGAAATCAAAAGAATTATTCGGGAAGCGCTTTTGGAAGACCGGCGAATTACGGACGTTTATAACTTCAAAATCAGCCAGGTTAATAAAAGAACTATGGCCGTCGAATTTACAGCGTCAACCGTGTTCGGTGAAGTGGATATTGAAACGGAGGTAAGCGCGAATGTATGAAAATATGACTTTCGAAAATATCATGGAACGCTGTTTGGCGCGTGTCCCTGATACCGTGGACAAGCGCGAAGGTTCTGTTATTTATGACGCTATCGCGCCGGCGGCCGCTGAACTGGCAAACTTATATATCGAACTTGGAACCATAATGGACAGGGCCTTTCCTGATACGGCAACCGACGTCGATCTAACAAAGAAGGCCCAGGAAAGGGGCGTATTTCGCCAGTCTGCCACTTACGCGGTCCGCAAAGGTTACTTTGAGAACGGCCAGGGCGGCAGTCTTGATATTCCGCTGGGGACCCGTTTTTCTGACGGCAATATCAATTACAGGGTTACCGAGAGGATTGCGGCCGGCCAATATAGATTAGTCGCAGAAACGGCCGGAACGATCGGCAATGAGTATTTCGGGAACCTATTCCCGATTGATTTTATCGAAGGATTGGCCGCGGCAACACTGGCCGACGTTCTTATCCCTGGCGAAGACGAAGAAACGGATGAAGCGTTAAGGGAAAGGTATTACGAAACCCTTAAAAGCCAGGCGTTTGGCGGCAATATTGCTGATTATCGAAACAAAGTCAAGCTGATCCAGGGTGTCGGCGACGCGAAGATTATCCCTGTCTGGAATGGTGGCGGGACCGTGAAAGTTGTTCTGATTGATAGCGAATGGTCCGTTCCTTCCCCTGAATTAGTCGATTACGTCCAGAACGAAATTGATCCCGTCGGACACCAGGGGGAAGGTATTGGCTTGGCCCCGATCGGCCACGTCGTAACTGTGGCCGCAGTAACCGGCGTTGAAATCGACGTTTCCTTTACCCTTACCTTTGACACTGGCTATACCTGGGAAGCTGTCCAGGAGGACGTGAAAAACGCGATAAAAAGCTATTTCGTTGACCTGGCGAAATCCTGGGCCGACAGTACGAACCTTATTGTTCGCGTCAGCCAGATTGAAACTAAAGTCTTGAACGTCGAAGGTGTTATCGACATAGCCGGAACGAAGATCAACGGCGGGACGGCCAATATTTCGCTTGACGCCACTTCTATTCCGGTCCTGGGGGTGGTAACGAATGGAACTGCTTAATTATTGGCCCCAGTATGTTCGCGACCTTGTGGAATTCCAGTGGATAGCAAAAGCAGAACAACCGGAATTCGACAAGGCGGCCCAGGACGTCAGGAACGCGCCACAGGACTTTTTCCTTGTCAGCCTATCAGAATATGGCTGTCAGCGTTGGGAAAGAATTCTGGGCCTTTCTGCGGCCCCTGGTGACACCCTGGAAACAAGGCGTCAAAGAATACTGCTTAAATATCTGGATCAGCTTCCTTACACTTACAGGCGGCTTTTGCAGTACCTGGCTTCAATCAGCAGTAACTTCAAGGTAACCCTGAATAATGATGCCTACGAACTATTTATCCAGATTTTATTAACAGGTTATCCACAGCGGGACGCTTTGGCCGCTGTCCTGGGGCGAATGATCCCCGCTAACCTTGTTCTAAAAATGCAGACGCAGATTCCACAGGCTATTTTTCGGCCGGCTTTGGCCGTGTGTTCTGCGACTGTAACGATCAATAAGCATGAACACATTCCGCAAGGAGGTTAAAGTATTATGGCGCGATATAGATCAACCATAACAGACAAAGGAAGCGAAGTCTTGACGAATTTAATCGCCATAGGTTCGCAATTACAGATTACAAGGGCGGCCTGCGGTGACGGCATACCGGAAGTAAGTCCGAACACGTTAACCGCGCTTGTTTCGCCGATAACGGTTGACACCCAGGTTCAGGCAAAACAGTTTATACCAGGTGATCCTTCGATTATGAAGATACCTGTTCAGGTGACAAACGCCGGCCTTGAATCTGAAGTCTGGGTCAGGGAAATAGGTATATTCGCCCTTGACGAAAATAACCAGGAATTCCTTTTTGCTTATTCCTGGCTGGATGGTGAAGACAGCGACAACGTCCTTCCTGCAACGTCTTTCTTGGAAGACCCAGACAGTCCAGCCGACACGGTCCATATTCACGACGTGGCCCTGTTGGTTACCAACCAGGAAAACAGTAATATAACAATCCAGGTCGGCGCGTCTTCTTTCGTGACTACCGCCCAGATGATCGCCTATTCGGCGCCGCTTGTTCATACTCAACCGGCGGGGACGGTTATCGAATCGACAGGCCAGACTGTGGAAGAAACCCAGCGCCGACAGGACTTTGACATAGAAGCGATTAAAGAACAGCTTGACACTGGCTTTGTGGGAACTACTGTAACCCATACCTTTGCCCCTTCCCAGTTACCCTATTGGAAAGGTTATGACGGGACGGGACTTCCGGAAGGGGTCCTGGACACGGCAAGCAACAAGCTGTATCTATGATCCGCTTTGCCAGCACACCGGCGGAAACTTCCTGTCTTATTTCTTCGCTATTTACCGAATTACGGCCTATCTGTGGCCGTTGCGATAATGATAATGTCGTCCTCTGCGGTATAACTTACGAAGGCGAAGAACAGACCATTATCCTTCGTGATTATGGGTTTGATTATTCCGGCCGGCGTGAAACTATCGACGCAATAAGGGGGCGAAGATGTATCTATGGGGACAAGACGGAATTATCAGCGGAAGGTAAGCAAGAACGACAACCCTTTGCAAATACTTCCGGTGGCGGCAGACCTGATCGACTACACGTTGAACCTTACGGATAATAAAAACCACTTCCCGAAGAAGATCAGGTTTACCATAGTCAATCGAATTCAGGAAAGGGTCCTCTCTATTTATGAAAAACTGCTGGAAGCGAACGAAATATTCCCTATCCGCAACGAAACGGACAGGATCAGAAGATTAGAACTTCAGCGGGCCGCGCTGACCGACTGCAAAATGTTACTATTCTATATCGAACTATCGAGGAAGCGCGGTTATATAGACAAAGGGTCCTTTGAATACTGGACAAAGAAAACTTTGGACGTGAAATTCATGTCCGCCGCCTGGTATAAAGCGGATCAGGAAGCGGCCGAAAAAGCGGCGTCCGCCCCCGAAGAAAACCAGTAACGGCGGATTTTGAATTTAGGGTATGCCCTGTACCCCGAACGCCGGCAATTCGAACAACGCGCGGAATGTCAACACGGACGGCACGCTGAACAACAACAACGCGTACAACGGCAACAGGGGCGTTCGGCCGGATTTGGAGGAATTCGCGACCGAGTACGGTGAAGAACCCGAAAGCAGAGAACCCCAACAAAGGAGGGCATATCCTTCCCGTATGGGTAAACACAAGATTGCTGACGTCAAGGCTTCGGCGGACGGCGCCTTGACTATAAGCGGCAAGGAGGTTTTTATTTTGCACGAAGACCACACTTCGCTTTCTGACTTTGAGCGTATGGCAGACTTCAATAACCTTTACGCGGCCTACCTGGACGCCAGGAAAGGCAAGCGTTGGAAACTTGCCGTCGCACGGTTCGAAGTGAACGTCCTTGAAAATATAACCTATATTCACTATATGTTGACCACGAAGAAGTATAAATTAAGCCCTTATAACTGCTTTATGGTCCACGAACCGAAGGAACGACTGATTATGTATAATTCATTTCGCGACAAAATCGTCCAGCATAGCCTTTGCGATAACGTCCTGGAACCGCGGCTTCAGAAGACCTTTATTCTGGATAATTACGCCAGTCAGAAAGGCAAAGGCACACACTTTGGACTTGGCCGTCTGAAAAAGTTTATGCGTGATTATTACCGGCATTACGGGGCGGACGGCTGGGTCCTGAAGTGTGATGTTAAGAAATATTTTTACTCAATAGACCATGACATTCTAAAGTCGCAGATACGGCGGCATATCCACGATCCGGACGTTCTGTGGCTTATTGACATGATTATTGATTCAACGGAAGGCAAAGGAATTCCGATCGGCAACCATACCAGCCAGTGGTTCGCGGTCCTCTATCTTTCCGGAATGGACCACTTCATCAAAGAACAGCTTCGCATTAAGTATTACGGAAGATATATGGACGACTTCTATCTGATACACCACGACAAGGAATATTTGAAATATTGCCTGTCGGAAATCCTGAAATACGTTGAAAAACTGGACCTGGAACTTAACGGGAAGACTTCTATCTTCCCGCTTTATCAGGGAATCGACTTCCTGGGTTTCAGAACTTATATGACCGAAAGCGGCAAGGTTGTTCAGAAAATCCGCCGTGACAGCAAAAACAGAATCCGAAGGAAACTGAAGAAATTCAGGAAGCTACTGGACGAAGGCCGGATTGACTTTGAAAACATTCTGGCTTCATATACAAGCTGGACAGGCCATGCCGGACACGGTAACAGTCACCACTTAATAAGGCGCATGGACGAACTGTTCTACAGCTTATTTTCTAAAGAATTGGAGGGTTATCATGGCAAAACAAATATCAACGTTGAACGTTGGCGACGTCGTGAAATCGGTCAACACAAAGTATAACAATAGCGTTATTCGCTTTATCGTCGGTCATAAGACCGCTAACAGGGTGAAGCTGATAACCGAAAAGATTATTACCTTGAAATGCTTCGACGCGAAAGAACCCAGCAACCCGAACAGCGACCGACAGAATTACGGCAACAATCGTTATTCCCAATCAAATATTGACCAATGGCTTAATAGCGCGGCAGGCGCTGGGGCATGGTATAGCGCCCGCCATACTTACGACGCGCCGCCTAACAATGCGAACGTTTGGTCGAATTATAACGAATACGACGCTGAAGCCGGTTTTCTTTCTAACTTCGAAGAATCATTCCGGAATGCGATCCTGGATACCACGATCAGGGTTGCAAAGAATACCGTCACCGACGGCGGAGGGTATGAGGACATAACCAGAAAGGTATATTTGCTTTCGAATACCGAAGTCGGTCTGTCAAACGAAAATGGTGTTGCTGAAGGTTCAAAATGGGACCTTTTCAGTAACAACAATAGCCGTAAAGCATATCCGACGGCCGAAGCGGTGTCGAGGTCCGAATATACCAATTCAAACCTAAACGCTTCGTCGCCCTGGTATTGGTGGTTAAGGACCCCGTACGCCGGCTATTCGAGCGACGCGCGGGTTGTCGGCACGGGCGGCACGCTGAACTACTACTACGCGTACGGCGGCAACGGGGGCGTTCGGCCGGCTTTGGAATTGGACTCTGGAATCTTGGTATCTGATACACCGGATACCGACGGAGCTTATATAATCCAGTGGAACCAGCCACCCACAATCCCGACTTCTATTTCTCACGGAACACCACGCGCCGGACAACCGTTAACCATTACGACAGGCGGGTCCACTGATCCGGAAGGCGACCCGATTAACTATGTTTTTGAAAGGCGCGTCGATACTGGACCATACGAACAGATAGACATAACCAGCGAAAAAACCGTTCAGGACATAGTTCCGACTTCCGGAACCAATTACCAGGTCCGCGTTAAGGCCGTCGATTCAAAAGGCGCTGAATCGGGTTACAGAACGGGGGAACCAGTTCCAATCGTGTATAATACCGATCCGGTTATAAGCGGAACAGACGAAAACCTGGGAGCGCACGAAGACCCACTGACTTATAACTATACCGTCACGGACGCGGAAGCCGCTTCCCAGACGCTAACCGTTACGGAAAAGGTTACGAACGGAGCCGAAACAATAACCCTTCGTACCTTTACCGCGACCAGCGGAGCGACCAACA